TATTGGCAAGACAGAAGTAATGAGGTTCTTAGAGTACAATCTGATACAAAAGAACGTACCATTCGCTAGTTGGCACCTAGAGGAGACAAAGCTTAGGAGCCTCTTAGGGCTTGTTAGTTACTCTTTGGGTATGAATGTGACCCGAAGAGACCTGATCGACACGCAGGGTGCCACTGAGCAAGTAGAAGCCGCTATTAAGAAGATAGCTAAGAACGAGTGTATCTACCAGTTCTTCTTAGGTGATGGTCAAGGTACTGAGGAGTTGTGTGAACAGATCAGATACTTTCGTGAGGCTTGTGATGTTCGGTATGTATTCTTTGAGCCCATCCAAGATGTAGTGTCGGGCAGGTCAGAGAGTTCTAAGGAAGAGTTGTTGTCGGATTTGTCTGTACGGTTGTCTAAGTTAGCAGCAGAACTTAATGTGGGTATCATTACTATCGCACACACTAATGATGACGGTGATCCTAAGTATTGTAAAATGATTGGACAAAGGGCTTCGGTTATTATAGACTTGAGTCGTGACAAAGAAGCAGAGGACGATCAGGAAAGAAACACAACGACCTTGAAGGTCGAGAAAAACCGCCCATGTAGTGAAGAGGGTTACGCTGGTTCTCTTCGGTTTAACATGGATACGTTTACATTACAGGAGTTGGACTATGGATGATACAGAAGAGTACTACAACTTTAACGAGGTTTACACAGTAATAGTCCCAAAGGAGAAAGGGCCACAGGACATTATTGTTAGGCTTGGGTGTGACGATAAGCATGACCCCGCTGCTTGGACATTGCTCGGCGCCTACGGTGACACAAGTGGTGAATGGATAGATATTACAGTAGAAGAGTACTGCCAAGCTATAGAGTTAGTGCAGACAATACATAGGAGGTTGATATGAACAAGACTTGTAATAAATGCGGAGAGAGTAAGCCTCTGAGTGAGTACTATGCTGACCCGAAAGCAGCAGATAATCTTCACTTAAGTTGTAAAAGTTGTCATATAGCTAAGACTGGGTTAGTACGCCTGTTAAAAAAAGGTTTTGCCAGTTTAAAGCCTGATCGGTGTGAGTGTTGTGGGAGTACAAGTGAGCCACTACAGGTTGACCATGACCACAAGACCTCAATGTTTAGGGGGTTTATCTGTCAGAGTTGTAATATGACGATAGGTCATGCAGGGGATAGTTATGAGGCTGTCTTAAAAAAAGGCCTAGACCCCATGTTCTTAGACTACTTAAATGTAGCTCAGTGGCGTATGGGTAGTAAGGTTTATGCTGGCAGAGGTAATAAGAGGAAAAAAGTATGACTATATTTGACATTGAAACTGATGGGTTCTTGGACAAGCTAACCAAGATACACGTTGTAAGCTACAAGACACTTGACATGAGAGACCCTGTGTCTATCTTTGACTATGATGAAATGCGTAAGTTTTTCTTGAGCCAAGACACTCTGATCGGTCACTTCATTGTTGGATTTGATGTTCCTGCAATCGAAAAGGTCTTAGGTATTACTATTAAAGCTAAGTTGATCGACACCTTAAGTGTAAGTTGGTATCTCTCGCCAGAGAGGGCCAGTCATGGTCTTGCATCTTATGGAGAGGACTTCGGTGTGCCTAAGCCTGTAATAGAGAACTGGAACGACCTATACAGGGACGATTATGCTCACCGTTGTCAGGAAGATGTTAAGATCAACTTCCGTCTGTGGTCGATACAAGAGCAGAAGCTTGACCGATTATATCCGATTTCATCCGATAAGTTTAGGTTCTTAGACTATCTGACAACCAAAATGAGTACTGCTAGAGAGCAAGCTGACAATGGTTGGCGTCTTGATACAGTTAAAGCTAACGCCCTGTTAGTTGAATGGGAAGCAGCTAAGGCAGTTAAGGTCAACCAGTTGATCCAAGTTATGCCAGAGAAGCAGCACTGGGTTATGAAGCACAAGCCAGCACTGGATAGAATGACCCTTAAGAACGGTCTGCCATCTGCCCGTGCTACTAAATGGTTTGAGCTTTTGGCCGAAGCTAAGTACCCGTTGACTACAGAGAGCCTACGGGTGCTACAGAAGACTGACCCAGCTAACCCTAACTCGCCAGATCAGGTGAAGGATTGGTTGTTCTCTATGGGTTGGGAGCCTTGTACGTTTAACTTCGTTAAGGAAGGTGATGGTGTCAACATGGTAGAAAGGAAGATACCACAAATCCGCAAGGATGGTGAACTGTGTGCTAGTGTTAAACGTCTTATAGACGTCAACGAAGGTGTAGCCCTACTAGATGGTCTTACTGTGTTGTCGCATCGTATTGGTATCATCAAGTCGTTTATCTCCTGCGAGAAAGACGGGTTCTTAAAGGCTACCATCAGTGGCCTGACCAATACGTTTAGGTTCAAGCACTCACGTCCTCTGGTCAACTTGCCCTCAGTGGACAAGCCTTACGGTGAGGATATTCGTAGCTGCTTGATTGCAAGGGAAGGTATGACTTTGTGTGGTGCTGATATGGTAAGCCTAGAGGATACTACTAAGCGTCACTACATGAAGCCACTTGACCCTGACTACGTTAACGAAATGTCTAAGGATGGGTTTGACCCTCACCTTGACCTTGCTAAGTTTGCTGGTGCTGTAACACAAGAGGATATTGACAAGCACAACTCTGGTGAAGTTAGCCTCAAGGCGTTGCGTAAGAACTACAAGGTGGTTAACTACAGTGCTACATATGGCGTAGGAGCCCCTAAGCTGGCCCGTGAGACAGGTCTTACGCAATCAGCAGCAGCTACCCTACTAGAAGCTTTTTGGGCCCGTAACTGGGCCGTACAGAAGGTGGCTAACCAAGCTAAGGTTAGGGAGTTGTTTGGCAAGTCTTGGATACAAAACCCTGTGTCAAAGTTCTGGCATGTGTTGCGTAGTGATAAGGACAGGTTCAGCACACTAAACCAAAGTACAGGTGTTTACTGTTTTGACACTTGGGTTAGTTACGTCAGGGGTCATGGGGTCAACATACTAGGTCAGTTCCATGACGAGATAATTGCAGAAATACCACAAGCAAGGGGGGATGAACTGGCTAAAGACCTTAAAGACTGTATGAAATATGCCAATCAGGATGTAAACCTAAACATACCACTAGGTATCGACTATTCTTTTGGTAAAAATTATGCAGAAATTCACTAAAGGGGGTTGAAAGGTGAGCTTTCGATCCTATATACACTAAACCTCATATAAAGGAATGTAAAATGAGTAAGGCAAAAGCAAGAGTTATCGTGATGAAGGGCTTCGTAGAGTATGCAAGGGTCTTCAAGGAGAACATGGATAGCAACCCTGACTATCACCCGACAGGTCAGTTTAATATGAACTTCTACCCAGAGACAGAAGATGATCTGCAAATGTACTGGGATGCTGGTGTGGCAAAAGAGTTTCGGGGCCACCAACGTCTTAAAGATCCACGGTCAGGTGATGGCTATGGTATTGGTCAATACATCCGTCTCAAGCGTGACAATGTAAACCCTATCGCAGAGACACTGGGGGGTGCACCGCAGGTGGTTAACTGGTCTGGTGACGAATTGACTAAGGGCTCTAACTGGTCTTTCTCTGACGGGGAGCTAGGCAACGGTACTAAGGTACAAGTTAAGGTCACTGTCTATGGTGAAGGTGATCGTACAGGACACCGCATTGATAAGGTCGGTGTGATTAACTTGGTGGAGTACCAGTCCACTGTAACAGAGGATGGCTTCTAAGTGAAGCTTATCACTCTTAGCCAAGAAGCATGGGGGCCTGACGATAAACGTGAGGCTTCCTATTCATCCTCTAATGTAGAGACAATCGAGGACTTCCTAGATCATTGTCAAAACGTGGCTAGGGTTGCAGGGTTCGGGGACTTAGCTATAGGGTCCAAGGTTATGAACGGAGAAGAAACATGGTCCCAGTTCTAAAGACTATCGTGGATGGCGATATAGTGGCATACCGTTCCGCCGCCCACAAAGTAGAGGTAGATGGTGTAAAGCGTGAGTGTACTGAAATAGAAGCACTAGAGTACGCTAACGCTTTTATGAAGGAGATTCTTGCAGAGTGTTCATTCTATAATGAAACTGGCGACTACTCTGTTTATCTCACAGGTAAGGGTAACTTTCGTTTCGATATTGCTAAGACTGCGGTCTACAAAGGAAACAGAAGTGACAAGCCCAAACCTAACTACTTACAGTCAGTGCGTAAGTATCTGACTGACGAGTGGGGTGCCATAACCTCAGAGGGTGAAGAAGCTGATGATCTAATAGCTATTGATGCTGCTAAGACAGGGTACAAAGCCTGTGTAGCTACTATTGATAAAGATATGCTACAGATCAAGGGCCTTCACTATAACCTTAATAAGAAGACCTTTACCCTGATGGATCACTTTGATGGGTTACATTGGTTCTATAAGCAAATACTTATGGGTGATGCAGCAGACAACATCAAAGGGCTTCACAGAGTTGGCCCTGTAAAAGCAGAGGACATGCTAGTTCACTGTAATAACGAGAAGGAGTTGTATCAAACCGTAGTACACAAGTACGATGGTGACGAAGAAAGGGTATTAGAGAATGCCCGACTACTATGGCTCAGACGGACGGAAGGGGAGATATGGGAACCGCCGCATCATCGAAAGCCAAAGGCCGCTTAGGTCAACAGGAGATAAGGGACAAGATACTGAAAGCCTTTCCAGAACTAGAACCTGACGATGTTAGGTCAACGGCTATGGGCCAACAAGGAGAGGACATACAGTTGAGCCCAAGGGCAAGAGAGCTTATCCCTATCTCTGCTGAAGTAAAGCGCAGGAAGAACTTGAAGACTATCTATGACTTTGTCGACCAAGCCAAACAGGGTGGTGAGTATGAGCCAGTAGTTTTCTTTAGAGCAGACCGACAAGAGTGGCTAGTAATAACTAAACTGGATCACTATATAGACTTAATCAAAGGATGGAAGAAATGATCACAATAGACAGAATTTTATCAGGGCCAGTAACCACACAGAAAGGTGTTAAGAGCCTTGTAGTAGAAGCAGGTGGGGAACCTATTACTTGGGCATCTTTGGGGTATCGTATCGACCAGATAGTAGATCACTTTAAGTTGTCCGATAAGCCTTACACAGTGCAACTTGAAACCTAATGTCTGTATACCATGATGACCATGAGTTGCTTGGTGTTGTGGAAAACTTTGGGCTACTTCAACTAATGTTAGACGCAGGTTTGACTGAGGATGAAGTAGCCCTTCACTTGCACCATACGGGTTTAATAGACCTAGATGAATACTTAGAAGACGGAGATTACTAAGATGATTACGCAAGATGACATAGATGCCTTCTTAGATATGGCAAAGGATGACTTTAACGATTTTCACATATTCCCAGATGCAACACCACAAGAGATGGTTACACAGTTCGTAGACCACATGGGACAGCCTATGGACAGGGAGTATAAGCTAGGTTCTGACTTAGAAGACTTTAGGTTTGCCCTAATGCGAGAAGAGTTCTACGAGGTTGTAGACGAGACAGAGCCACACAATAGGCTCAAGGAGTTGGCTGATCTACTGTATGTAATCTATGGTTATGCTGTTACATTCGGATGGGACTTAGACGAAGCCTTTAGACGAGTACATGAGTCTAATATGTCTAAGCTAGGGGACGATGGTAAGCCAATTAAAGACAACAACGGTAAGGTCATGAAAGGCCCTAACTATAAAAGACCCAACTTGAAGGATTTAGTATGAACAATTATTTGCCAACAGACTACCAAACTTTTATCGCCACTAGCCGTTACGCTCGTTGGCTTGAGGGTTTAGGTCGTCGTGAAACATGGGGGGAGACTGTTAACCGTTATGTGTCTAATATCTTGTCTCCCCACCTGTCTAGTGACCCCGATGTTATGAGTGAGATTGAGGCAGCTATTCTTAGCCTTTCTGTCATGCCTAGTATGAGGTCACTTATGACTGCTGGTGTTGCTGCAAACAGGGACAACACCTGTATGTATAACTGTAGCTACTTACCCGTAGATGACCCTAAGTCTTTCGACGAGGCGATGTTCATCCTCCTTTGCGGGACGGGGGTTGGTTTCAGTGTTGAGCGTCAGTTCATCACTAAACTCCCTGATGTTCCGCCTCTTTTCGATAGTGAAACGACTGTCGTCATCAAGGACAGCAAGGAAGGATGGGCTAAGGGTTTGAGACAAGTGTTGGCACTCCTATGGGCTGGTGAGGTTCCTAAGTGGGATGTGTCTAAAGTTAGACCTGCTGGTGCTAAACTCAAGACGTTTGGTGGTCGTGCTAGTGGTCCTGCTCCTTTGGTTGATTTGTTTAACTTTGCTGTTACTACATTCAAAGCCGCACAGGGGCGTAGACTGTCCAGCCTTGAGTGTCATGACCTGATGTGTAAGATCGGTGAAGTTGTCGTTGTAGGGGGCGTTAGACGCTCTGCTATGATCTCTTTAAGCAACCTATCAGATGATCGTATGCGTCACGCTAAGTCAGGGGCTTGGTGGGAAAATGCAACCCATCGTGCCTTAGCTAATAATTCTGTAGCTTATACAGAGAAACCAGACAGTATGTCATTCATGCGTGAGTGGACTGCACTAATGGAGAGTGGTAGTGGAGAACGAGGAATATTCAACAGAGAAGCGTCAGTTAGACAAGCAGCAAAAAATGGCCGTAGAGAGTCTGGCTATGAGTTCGGAACAAATCCATGCTCAGAAATCATACTTAGGCCGAATCAGTTCTGTAATCTTACGGAAGTTGTCATCCGTGCTAACGACAGTATCGAAGACCTTGCAAGAAAAGTCCGTGTTGCAACTATACTTGGGACTATACAGTCCACCTACACCCACTTTCCATATCTGCGAAAGGTGTGGGGAACGAATACCGAATCCGAAAGGTTGCTCGGTGTGTCACTCACGGGGGTAATGGACAACAAGCTAATGACATTGGCTAATGAAGGCCTGTCAGAGACATTGGAGCATTTAAGGGATGTGGCTATTTCTACTAACGCTGAGTGGGCTGACCGTCTTGGTATCCCTCATAGCACTGCTATTACTTGCAACAAGCCAAGTGGAACAGTTTCCCAACTGGTTGACTCAGCTTCTGGCATTCATGCTCGTCACTCTCCCTATTATATCCGTACTGTGCGTGGAGATAACAAAGACCCCTTGACACAGTTCATGATTGATCAGGGTGTCCCTAACGAGCCTGACGTAATGAAGCCTGACGCTACTACAGTGTTTAGCTTCCCTATGCGTTCTCCTATAGGTGCTGTTCATACTGCTGATATGACTGCTATAGAACAGTTAGAGATGTGGCTAATGTATCAACGTCACTGGTGTGAGCATAAACCTAGTGTAACTATTAACGTCAAGGCTGACGAGTGGCTAGAGGTAGGAGCCTTTGTGTATAAGCACTTTGATGAAATGTCTGGTGTGTCGTTCTTACCTTTTAATGAGCATACATATCAACAGGCACCTTACCAAGAGTGTGACAAAGATCACTACTACGAAGTTGTAGAGACCTCTCCTGACAGTATCGACTGGACTAAGTTGGCTAACTATGAAGTAGAGGACAACACCAGCGGTATGCAGACTATGGCCTGTACTGGTGACGTCTGTGAGATGGTGGACATTACATAATGGTAGAAGTCAGAAAGAGGTTTGAGCAAAGTCTGTACGATAGGTTTGACAACCCTGCAAAAGTCAAGCTTATTGAAATCCTAGAGAAGCAGGGGCATACAGTGTCTAACGTAAAGGAGAACTACTACGCAGATGTAGAAACTGTTAAGAAAGGTGTGACATACTACTCAGAGGGTGAAGTCAAGAGGGCATGGAAGGAGGAGTGGCCCGACGATTGGACAGAGATAAGGATACCTCACCGTAAGTCTAGACTACTTAAGAAGTATAACAGTAACGTGAACTTCTATGTCTTTAACATCCACTTAACCCAATGTTGGATGATCCGAGGGCAACAGATGACAGAAGAGGCTGTAAGGACTGCTAAAGGTCGGTATATTGCTAAGGGGGAATTGTTCTACCATATTCCTTACAAAGAAGCGGAGTTAATAAGATTGTAGAAAGGATAAGATATGGTATATGTTTATATAGTTGTTTTAAGCATGATGAAAGACGGGGAGCCTCACTTCTCTGTGAGAGCCCCTAATGCGACCTACAAGACAGAAGAAAGGTGTCAGGCTGTAAGGGAACTTAACATGTTGTACTTACTTGAGACCAAGCCCGACCCTAGCTATAAGTTTGTGAGTCAGTGCGTGGGGTTCCCCTCTCCCTTAAGTAAGAAGGGGGATTTGTAATGCCAGAGGTCTTGAAATTTGTTAAGCCAGACTATAAGTTATCTGATACAGATAAACAGTTCCTTGAATTAGAGGAGCAGAAACGTCAGATAGAAGAGCAAGCTAGGCTTATAAGGAGTAAAGATGGCTAAGTGGAAAGAGGTTGCAGCGTTCAACCCTTGTGACGATATGGTTAATCACCCACCTCATTACGGTACAGGTAACATCGAGTGTATTGAATACATCGAGGACTTTTTAACCGAAGAGGAATACATCGGATACCTACGTGGGAATATTGCCAAGTACTTACATAGGTGGCGTTATAAGAATGGTATAGAGGATCTAAAGAAAGCCGAGTGGTACGGGTCTAGGCTGATTAAGGTGGTGGATAATGCCTGATGTTATGTCTATAGTTCTTGTTGTCCAGACCCTGTTAATACTTTGGCTAGTAGGGAAGGTGGACAGGCTAGAGAAGGAAGTAGAGTTTAAGATGAAGGTGCCTATGTATGCTCTGTTTAGGCACTTAGAAGAAGAGCACAACAAATGAAAAAAGCCCCCGAATCCTACATGGGAAACGGGGGCTTACTTATTTGTATAACTTTGGTACACAGTAGGCGACTGCCCTATCTTGAGGAGTTATACCGTGAGTGCTATACCTTTGGACAAGTGCAGCAGCATGACGGTTACAATCAGCTAATAAAGTAAAGGTTAAGGTGGCATCTACTAACTCTCTACTCTCTCCTGTACCTATATATAGTAGCAGTAAAAATACATACATGGCTACTTCTTGCCAAAGAACTTACTCACAGACCTCATGCCTATACTGGCACTAACGATACCCCCCAAGGCAATCTGATACCACTGAGGCATAACCTCAAGTGCAGCAAAGCCACGGGCTACAATATCGTTGCCCCAATCTCCACAGAAGGCAAGTATTAGTGGG